AGACGAAGTTAATGTTAAAATACATGATCTTGATTTACCAACCAGACGTCAATTAGAAAAAAAGTTTAAATATTTTTTACCACATGCGTTCCACGTACCTGCATATAAATTAGGACGTTGGGATGGCTGTGTCTCTTTCTTTAGTATGGGAGGTGTAACTTACTTAAATTTCTTAGACGAAATTATACCCATATTAAGCGAACATTATATCGTTAATGTCAAAGATAAACGCAAGAAACAAACATTCGATTTTATAGAAGTTACAAATACAATTCATGAGAAGTTAGTCTGGCCAAAAGGACATACGCATGAAGGGCAAAACATAATACTTAGAGACTATCAAGTTAATGTTATAAATCAGTTTTTATCAGAACCACAATGCCTACAGGAGATTGCTACAGGGGCTGGTAAAACGTTAATTACGGCTACTTTAAGTTACTCTGTAGAGCCATATGGGCGTACTATAGTCATAGTACCCAACAAAGATCTTGTTACGCAAACAGAAGATGATTATAAGAACTTGGGACTCGATGCCGGGGTATATTTTGGAGATAGAAAGGAATTTGGTAAAATCCATACAATATGCACCTGGCAGAGTCTTAATTTAATGGATAAACGATACAAGGATGGCGAAATTGATATAGGACTTAAAACATTCGCCAAAGACGTAGTATGTGTTATAGTCGATGAAGTACACATGGCTAAAGCAGATGTGCTTCGTAAATTGCTTACAGGACCATTTGCTTCAATACCTATACGTTGGGGACTTACTGGTACTATACCAAAAGAAGAATGGCAATTTGCTAGTTTAAAAGCATCATTAGGTAATGTAATAAACAGATTAAGTGCCGCAGATTTGCAAGAACAAGAAGTTTTAGCTAATTGCGAAATAAATATTATACAGACACAAGATATAGTTGCATATCTAAATTATCAATCGGAACTCACTTACTTAACAACCAACGAAAATAGAATAGATTATCTTGCAGGGTTATTTAAAGATATTGCTAAAGATGGAAACACACTTATTTTAGTTGATCGAATTAAAGCAGGAAAAATGATTCAAGAAAGGCTAGGCGATGAGAGCGTATTTATATCTGGATCCATTAAATCAGCAGACAGGCGAAAACAATACAACGAAGTACAAGATTCTGACAACAAAATCATTATTGCTACTTATGGGGTTGCAAGTATTGGCATCAATATTCCTAGGATATTTAATTTGGTCCTCGTTGAACCCGGAAAAAGTTTTATTAGAGTCATTCAATCAATCGGCAGAGGCATTAGAAAGGCCCAAGACAAAGACTTTGTAAGTGTCTGGGATATAACTTCCTCTGCAAAATTTAGTAAACGTCACTTAACCAAGCGTAAAAAGTTTTACGCAGAAGCAAAGTATCCTTATTCAGTGCAAAAAATTACAATATGAAAATTCTTACATTAGATGATACAAGTTATGATTTAGATACTATACCAGAAGAAATAGATGACATTAGATATTGTGTTGTTGATTATTCTGATACCGAAAATGTAGATTACATTTATGTACCTTTAGTATTTTTAGAATCGTTTAATGCTCCGGCCGCAGTCATTGAAGTAGGCGGACATACTATTCAAATGCCGTTAGATTGGAGTATTGTTATAGGTGAAAAAGACATAGGTGATTTAGAAGTTTTACCTATAATGAACTTTAATGATCGACATTTTAATGCATTTGTGTACAATCCTACAAAGAGCATAATGGCAGAGTTCCTTCCAATAAAAATAGTTAATATCTATTCAGAAATGAAATGGTATTTTCCTAAATTAAAATATGGTCATATATTATCTGTTCCATTAACAGATACTGAAAAACCAAATTGTATTTTTATTGTTAAAGACATAAACAAAATACCTGAGGTATTAGATATTACACAATTATGGCTATAAACTTACTGTTTTGTTACGGACAACAATGTGTCTACCTTTAAAAGCAGTAACATAATCCCATATAGGTCCAGGTTTTACAGTAATATCGGGAGAAGTTTTAAAACCTGAGCCACCGGAAATAATTTCTACTTCTCGTAGATATCCATTTTCTAATTTTGTTTTTGTTTCTACATTTCCGTGTGAAAATGATAATATCGGATCACAATATTTTATGCCTGGTCGTTCAACTTTAATTTTATCTATTTTAAATAAGGTATTAACTGTTATGTTACCACTACCAATCTTTGTTGTTGGTATTATATTTTGTGTAGGAGGTAAAATACTATAATTTCCTGAACTAACAACATCAAATTCAGGAATATTATTTTTAATATTTGTAATCTTAAAGGAAGCAGGAAACATAAATGCACCACCAGGAATTGTGTATAGAAAACCAGGAAAAAGTGTATGATAAGTAGAACTTACAAATTCTACATGTTCTAATGACATTATTGCTCGAACAGAGCCTCCTGCACCTACTGTTGTATATGGCATAGGAGCAAAAATTGAGAATTGATTTTGTTCAAGATCAGTAGATTGGACTAAAGTACAAACAGCCGTATTATTATCAATATCAGTAACAATAGCAGTCTTTAAACTTTTTACTTTATAATCTTTTACAGAGTTTGCACCTTTTATGTTGCATTTACAAGGTAAATGTGCTAAAATATACTTTTTAAGAAGGTCGGCGTTTTGCATACAAGTATTTATTGGTATTTTATGGAATTAAGAAAAGCACTAAACGGTATAGACAGAAAGAATAAAAAATTATATAGTACGTTAACTGAAAAGGAAAAGAAAAATTTTAGTTCTTGGCTGTTAATGCGGTATATATCTAATATAAAAGAAGGACCTTGGAGACTGTTTTATCATCATTTAGTCATGACAAACGAGTTTGTTAATGTTCATTTTAGTGATTTACGAAAGCATAAAGAACTCCAATGGTTACTGCTTCAACTTGTAGGCACTGGTAAGAATTTTTTTCATGAATTTATTAGTCCAGGAAAAAAAAGTAAAAAGAATAAAATTAAATTATGGTTAATGGAAGTATTACCAACAACAAAAGAACGTGATATAGACACGTTAATAGAATTAAATACGAATACGAGTATTAAAGATTATGCAAAGCAACACGGTATCAGTGATAAGCAAATCAAAAAAATCTTTAGTTGATTCTTTTATATGCAAATATTGCGGTAAAAGTTTTAAAAAAGAAAGCACTCTTGCAGTTCATTTATGCGAACAAAAACGCAGAGCAAGAATGTCTAAAGAGCAACACGTTAAATTGGGATTTTTTATATACTTAAATTTTTACCAATTTACAATGCCCCAGCAAAAAACACAAAAAGATTATACTGATTTTGCTCAATCCAGATATTTTATGGATTTTATTAAGTTTGGTAGACATGTTTTAGATTTACAATTAACTTCTGATTTACAGAAGGAATTTATAAATTATGTTGTTACAGAATCTATAAAATTAAAAGATTGGACAAAAGGAGAAACATTTGATAAATTTCTTAAAAAATATTTAAGTTATGAATCGGCCTTTAGAGCAGTTGAGCGGGCAATATTAACAGCAGAAGAATGGGAGTTAAAAGAAAATGAACATTGGACAACATTTTTTGACAAAGTTTCAACATTTAATGCAGTACATTTTATATGCACCGGACGTATTAGTCCTTGGGTTATTCTTGGTACTAATAGCGGTAATAGGCTTCTTCGAAGGTTAAATGAAGAACAATTAGCATTAGTAGAGAAATTTATAGATATATCATTTTGGGAAAGAAAAATAAAAGAACCCGACGAAGGTTTAAAAATTATAGACGAATATTTTCATGACTGACATTGATATTGATTTTAAAGATCGTACTGATATACTTAATAAGTTACATCACATTCCAGCATCTATTATTAAAGATAATAATGTTGCTCGACATAACACTGGTATATATTTTCATGAAATCCCAGTTGATCCGTTTACAGGCAATGCTACATTAGATTATAAAAAAGCAGAAGAATTGGGATATTTTAAAATAGATTGCCTTAATGTAAACATGTATAAAGATGTAGAAAGTGAGGAGCATTTATTACGATTAATAGATACTGAGCCTGATTGGGAACTATTTCAGCATAGTGAAATAGTAGAACAATTATTTCATATACATGATCATTTTAATATAGTTTCACAAATGAAACCGCAATCTGTAGAACAACTTGCTATGGTGCTTGCAATCATAAGACCAGCAAAGCGATCACTACTGGGAGAATCGTGGCAATCGATACAAAAACAAGTATGGCTAAAACCAATCGATAATTCATATTATTTTAAAAAATCTCATGCTATGAGTTATGCCCTAGCAATTGTAGTACAATTAAATCTACTTGTTGATTCAGTCAACTTTTCTAACTAATTGTATTTGGCGTCGTTTAATTCTTTTTTTCAAAATATTTGCTAAACTAATAGAAGGTCCATATAAAACTTCAAAATCTTTAGCATTAAATGTCATAAGACAGTATTGAAATTTTTCAAATCTAGACTTAAGAACTATATTAATTGGTATCATCCTATTTGACTCAACCCACCATTCTTCGCCTAATTCTAAAAAGTCTTCTTTTTCTGTTGTATCATTTAATTTAGAATAAACGTAAACTGAACACACGGTGTTACATTGATTTTGTATGATTCCGACATATTCCCCCCCGCCGTGTTTACATAAACTTAAAAATGGGAATCTATCTAGTAATTCTTTATGTTCATCTGTAACTTCCATTTTACCTCTTCAACGTATTTATGATAAATAATTACAGCAGGTGTAGCAATGGCACAATCATTGACATTATATGATTACATCCATACTCAACATTTACTGTTGATTAGCGGACCCTCAAAAACGAGAAATGCGCCAATGAACAACAGAATATTAAAAGTTTACAAGGGTGTGGACAATACAATTAACTTTGATGTTAAAAACGAGGACCGAAAACCCGTTAAATTAACTAGTCAAATTATACAAGCTAATTTAGTTAATCATCAAAACAAACAACTTATATTTTCTAGAACTTGTAAAGTAGAAGATGATCATGCAGGTAAAGTTCAACTTACTATTTTAGATTCTGATGTAGCCGGCATCGATGAAGGATTATACGATATAGCATTCACTTATACTAACAACGAAGGGTCTACCAAACCATTATTCACAGATCATAATGACAAACAAACAGCAACAATTCAAATATTAGATGGTTCGTTGCCTAAACTGTCATCTACAGTTATTGTCAATTCGTTTGCTATTGATCCACAAAATAATGGCAAAACTAATGAAGATCAAATGTATAGTAGCGGTTATGCTGGGGATGCACAGAGTAACGATAGTAATGGATTGCATACCTTTGCGGCATATACTACAGCATTTACTGGTAAATTATATGTCGACGGAACATTAGATGCGTATGCTGATTCAAGTGCAGGATGGTTTCCAATACGAATAGGTTCTGTTACTGACTATGTTACATTTTCTGCTCATACCGGAATAACTCCGTTTAACTTTTCTTCTAACATAATGTGGGTACGATTTTCATTTCTTGCTGATTCTGGAACATCTGGGGTTGACAAAATTCTCTATAGAACGTAAAATAAGTATATGAATATTGTACAAGATTTAGTATTATCTTACTTGCCTCTTGGCTCTAAAAGGAGTCCATCTGGTTGGACAACTTTAAATTGTCCTATGTGTACTCAATTTGGTCAGCCTAGGCCCGATACACGGAAACGTGGCGGGTTTATGTTTGCTGATGAATCTATAGTGTATCATTGTTTTAACTGTGGATTTAAAGTAGGATGGAAACCTCCCCAAAGATTTACTGATAGGTTTAAAAAATTACTTAAAGGATTAGGAGTACCACGAGAAAAAATACAGAGAGTAACATTAGAAGTTTTACGGATGGCAGATGAAACCGATACTACAACATTTTCAAAAAAGAAAGAACAAAGTATTACTCCAGATTGGCCTGAAATAACATTACCTCCTAATTCCAAACCTATTTTTAAATGTGAACCAACACAAGAATTTATTAATGCTGTAGAATATGTTGCTAATAGGGGGTTGTTAGATTTAACAGAATGGTATTATAGTCCATCTGATTTTGGGCAGATGAAAAATAGAATAATATTACCTTACAAATATAAAAATAAAATTGTAGGATATACCGCTCGTTGGATAGGTGAAAAACAATATAAATATCCTAAGTACTACCAACAACAAAGTAAAGATTTTGTTTTCAATTTAGATGCACAGACAAAAGAAAGAAAATATGTTATAGTTGTAGAAGGGCCGTTTGATGCAGTTGCTATTGATGGTGTTGCTATAGGTGGTAATAAAATTAATTATAGACAGGCAACTATAATTAATCAATTGAATAAGGAAGTTATTTTTGTACCAGACCAAGACAAACCAGGAATGGAGATGGTTAGACAAGTTGTTGATTTAGGTTGGTCTGTTAGTTTCCCTCCATGGGATGAAGCAAAAGATTGTGCTGAAGCAGTTTTAGCATACGGTAGATTATTTACATTAACAAGTATTTTAGAATTTATTGAATATAACACAACAAAGATTCAAGTTAAGGCAAAACAATGGAAGTAACTGAAAAAGAATATACTGAAGATATGCAAAAACTTTACATTGAGTTTTTGTTGTCTGATCCAGAATTGTATGCAAGGTGTCAGGCGATTATAGATGCAGAATATTTTGATCGAAAATTAAGAAAAAGTGTTAAGTTTATACAGGAACATGTAAACGGATATTCAGTTGTACCAACTCCCGAACAACTTAAAGCACAAACCGGTGTAGAATTTACACTTGTTAAAGATATAGATGCACGACATGACGAATGGTTTTTAGATGACTTTGAACAATTTTGTAAACACAAAGCACTTGCAAATGCAATTCTTAATTCTACAGATTTATTAGAAGAAAATCAATTTGGTGCAGTTGAAAAAATGATCAAGGATGCAGTACAAGTTAGTTTAGCAAAAAATTTAGGTACAGATTATTATACCGAACCTGCAGAAAGATTACGTAATTTAAAAACACTAAACGGGGGCACAAGCACTGGTTGGCAAACCATGGATTCAAAACTGTTTGGGGGGTTTAATAAAGGCGAACTTAATATATTTGCAGGAGGTAGTGGAGCAGGCAAGAGTATATTCCTGCAAAATCTTGCATTAAACTGGTCACTAATGAGATTAAATGTTATATATGTAAGTTTAGAACTAAGTGAAAACTTAACTGCAATGCGTATGGATGCAATGAACACTGGATATTCAACAAAAGATTTATATAAAAATTTAGATGATGTTGATTTACGTATTAAAATGCAAAAGAAAAAAGCAGGATCAATACAAATAGTACAATTAACTAGTGGTTGTACAATAAATGATATACGGGCATACTTAAAAGAATATACAGTACAAACAGGCATACGACCTGATTGTATATTAATTGATTATTTAGATTTAATGATGCCAGCACAAAAGAAAGTACCACCGAGTGATCTGTTTATTAAAGATAAATTTGTTAGTGAAGAACTTAGGAATTTAGCAGTAGAATTAGATATATTATTTGCAACAGCATCACAATTAAACAGAGGTGCAGTAGATGAAATTGAATTCGATCATAGTCATATTGCAGGCGGACTTAGTAAAATACAAACAGCAGATAATGTTATTGGTATATTCAGTTCACGAGCAATGCGAGAACGTGGACGAATACAAATACAGTTTATGAAAACTAGGTCCAGTAGTGGTGTCGGACAAAAAGTTGATTTAGAGTTCGATATTAATACATTGCGGTTGCGAGATTTATCAGAAGA